CCTGGTCGATGGTCACGCCGTCCATGGCGACGTGCGTCTCGCGGGTGTTCCCGAGGCCGCTGATGCACCACGTCTTGGTGTAGCGGACCTCCAGCGCCTCGGCGGTCTCCTCCCCCGCTTCGGCGAGGGCGTTCATCATTTCCGTCTGCGCGATCCGGCGGGCCATCCACTCGTTGCGCTCCTCAAAGCCGACGCGGAGCTTCTTCGAGAGGGCATCGACGCCGATGTTCGGGTCGGCGGCGACCTCCTCGCGGAGAATCCCCTGGAGGGTTTCCTTCATCGTGCCGGAGACGCTGCTGATCTCCGCCCCGGCGCGGTCGCGGGCGTAGGCGGTGAGCTCGCCCTCGAAGTAGCCGGCGAGCGGCTTCACCTCCTCGTACGGGATGCCGAGCTGGTGGGCGGTCGGGCCGATCATGGGCATACCAGCGGCGACGATGATCCCCTCGTACCACTTCGGCAGGTAGGCGGCCTCGTTGACGAGGACCGGGGCGACGAGCTCCCATTGGCGGGGGTTGTAGCGCTCGACGAGCAGGCGGGCGACGCGGGCGACCTCCTCGCGGCGCAGCTTCGCCAGCGTCCGGGTGTAGGCGTTGGCGGTGCGCATGCCTCGCTGCCGGAGGTAGTCCTGGTAGCGACGCTCGGCGGGAGTGATCGCGGGCTTCGTCATGGCGGGCGGCTATTCCTCGTTGAAGTCGGTCGGGTCGCCGCCGAGCTGGACGCCCAGCGGGAGGCGGACCTCGTCGGCCCAGGGCTCCTCGATGCGGTCCCAGCCGGTGGCCTCGCGGATTTCGTTGGTAGAGAAGGCGCCGATGGCGGCGAGATTCTTGCCGACGGCGTAGGGGTCCTCCTGGAGGACGTCGATGGCGTCGACGTTCACGCGGGCGGTGTACTTGTCGGCGAGGCCCAGGTACGAGAGGAAGTCCTCACCCCACTCCTCGAGGAAGGGGATGGCGCAGCTCTCGTAGAGGGACTTCTTGGCCTCCTTCGCGTTCTCGTACTTGGCCTGCCCGTAGTAGAGGTCGACGGGGATCTCGAAGACGAAGCAGAGGGCCGTGACCGCGTCCTTGTGGCTCTCGAGGATGCTCAGGTCGGCGGGCTTGTCGCCCAGAGAGTGAACGGCCACAGGGATGCGCAGCATCAGCGTCTTGTTGAGGTTGCTCGACTTGTTGACCTTCTCCTCGGTGTCGAGCACGTCCGCCGGGAGCGCGGGGACGTCCGTCGCCGCCGGGCTGACGATGTTCGCCGCGCCGCCGTTCTTCAGGGCGGTGGCCTCGCGGCCCACGGCCCGCTCCATGACGGTGAGGTAGGCGGCGGCCACGGAGACCTTGCTGATGCCGAAGAAGCTCTCGTCGTCGAGGTTGTAGGAGAAGTTCTCGAAGACGTCGGCGGCCTTGATGGTCTTCCCGTTCACCTGGATGCCCTCGAACATTTCCTCCCAGGTGCCGTGCTTCGCGCCGACGGTCTGGCTGGGGATGACGTAGAGCTCCTTGGGGTCGCGGGTCTTGCCGACGCCCTTCGGGCAGTAGTTCCACTCGTCACCAAAGAGGAGGCGGTTGGTCGCGGCGGCGTAGAAGAAGCGCTTGCGGTTGAAGCGGTCGTTGGGACGGTTGAGCAGCGTGACGGGGAAGGCGCTCTCCGCGAGGGGCTCGCCGCTCCGCCGGTCGATGATCTCCAGGTATTGGGAGCAGGCGGCGACGGCGTTGGCGATCTTGTTAATGACGCCGTAGACCGGGCCGGAGGTGAGGTAGATTTCCTTGAGGCGGGCGCGGTCGAGCTGACCGATGGGCTGGAGCTCGACGAGGCCGCGCGTCTGGGCGGCGATGATCTCGAGGTACTTGTTCATGTCCTCGGCGCTCGCGTGGTAGAAGCCCTTGACTTCCTCGGCGCCTTTGGCCTTGGCGTCCGATATGGCGGCTTCGTAGCGTTTGTTCGATAAGAGTTTCATGCGTGCACGTTTTGGCGCAAAAATAGGCCCTTTGCGGGGCGATTGCGGCGATTCTGCTGGTCCACTTGTGACCGTCACAAGCTGATGACCCCGAGGCGGCGCAGGTGGCCGGAGGCGTAGAGCGTCGCGTCGACGAGGTGGTCGTTCCCGTCCTGGGGCGTGTCCGTAAACACGGAGCGGTCCAGCGGCGAGGGCTTCCAGGAGTAGGCCCGGACCTCCGCGCCGATCTCCTCGCCGACGTAGCGGACGCGGAATCCCTGGAGGTAGCCGATGCGCCCGGTCTTGTCGCGGTTTTCGCCGTTGACGGCATTGATGCCGTAGCCGACGCGCAGGGAGTCGCGGTTGTCGGGACGCGCCGGGTCGCAGTAGACCAGGCAGTCCGCCGGGGCGTAGCCGATTCCCTTGGCATCCTCGATGATCGCCGCCGCGATCTGCGGGATGAGCTTCCCGGTGGCGTAGAGGATGCGGCGGACGTAGAAGGTCCCGGAGGCGGGCTCGTAGCAGCAGCGCACCAGCGCGGCCTCGTCGCCGCCGTAGCCCCAGTCGAGGCCGTACCACTGAGGGAGGCCGTCCGGGTACTCCTCCGGGGCGATCTGCACCCAGCGCGGGAAGATCAGGCCCTCCTTGCGGGTGAGCCAGTAGCCGAGGAACACGTTGCGGTAGCGCTCCGGGTCGTCGCGCTCCATCCTCTCCGCGAGGTCGAGGAAGGCCCGGTCGAGGTGCGGGTTGATCTGGTACGTCGTCCAGATGTAGCAGGTGTCCCCGATGATCGTCGAGGTGTTCGGCTGGAGCTGATTGATGACCTTGGCGAAGAAGCGGCGGTAGATCCAATGCGTGATGTCCGCCGGGTTGAGGATGACCCAGAGGAGGTGGTGGACGCCGACCTTTCGGAGCGAGAAGTCGATGACGTTGAAGGGGGCCTCGTCGACGAGCTCCTCGCCCTCGTCGAGCGCAAAGAGCCGGACGTTGGGGATGGACTTGAGGCGGGCGGTTTGATTCTTCGAGCCCTGCATGATGCCTCGGAAGAGAATCTTGCCGCCGGAGCGGATGTTGCGGATTTCGGAGCTCTTGACGATGAAGTCGCCGGAGGCCCCGACGAGGTCGATTTTCTCCGTGTACTCGGGGATGATGGAGATATTCGCGGCGGCCATCGTGTAGCGGGTGTAGAGGATGGTGTTGGGGTCCTCCTGGGAGTGGGCGACGATAGCGGTGGAGGTGTGGAAGGACTTGGCGGAGCCGCGCCCGCCGACGACGACGACGTAGCGGACCCCATCGGGGAGGTGCCCGGGGAGGAGCGGCTCGTAGATGTCGAAGTAGTCGATCATGGGTGTAGCCATTTAACCCAGCCGGTCTCGCCCGTCCACGACTTGAAGACGGGGTCCGGCTGGAATCCGTTACGTTGGTACCAATCCTTCACCCACGCCTCGCAGTCCACCCAGAGCACGACGGCGTCGCAGTGAGCGAGCTCCGCCTGACGGATGGCCTCGGCGAGCAGCTGGCGGCCCTGACCGCAGCCGCGCGACTCCGGGTACACGATAAGGTCGTAGAGATACGCGACCGGCCCGGCGAGCTCCTGCGCGATGTTGAGGGTGCAAAAGCCCGCGAGGTCGCGGATGTAGACGGTGCTGTGGTCGCTCCACTTGTGGGTGTAGACTTTCATTTGGTCTCCAGCTTCTCGGTGTTGTCGGGTTTGGTCTCGCGCTTGTCGGGCTCGGCATGATTGCCCGCCGGGGCTTCCGGCTCCGGCTTGCGGGTGTCAACGATGCGGATACCGCCCTCGCCGCTGGTGACGGCGAAGGTCCCGTCGACCTGCGTCTTCCACTTGTCCGGGGCGAGGTTGGTGAGGACGAACTGCACGGCCTTGACGTCCGGCGGGTAGTATTTCTTCTCGCGGATGGCCTCGACCGTGACGAGCTTCTTCGTCTTGGTCTCCCGGATGAGCTTCCCCGTGGCGGGGTCGTACTCCCGGACCACCTCGTCGAAGGCCTTGCCCTTCTCGCGGGTCGTCTCGAAGTCCACGCCGACGGCGGCCTTGACGAGCGCGTTCTCGACGGCCTTGATGGTCGTGGAGGCGAAACGCGCACGCGCCTGCGCCAGCTCCGTCGCAAATGCGGGAATCTGCGCCCATCGGTAGTAGGTCGAGCGGTCGATGCCCTGGGCCCGGCAGAAGTCCTCGATGGTGGACCCGCAGGGCTGCGGCTGGAGGCCGTTCTTCTCCACCCATGCGGCGCACTCGGCGATTTTAGCTGCGTTCAGTTTCATGGCTTGCGAAGGATTACGATTTTCTCATTCTCCGGGTCCTCGTCCGTGTTTGCGTGCAAGGGCGACGAAGTGCCCCCCCCAAGGGGGCGAATTTCCTCGATGGCGAAGCCGGCCTCGGGCGCGAGCCGCTTGGCCTCGTCGATGATCGGGTAGGTCTGCGAGCCGACCTGGAGAGCAAACA